TGTGCCTGTATCTGTTGTGATTGACTGTCGTAAAGTTGTGTCTCTTCATCGCCATCTACAAGCCATACTCCGTCTTCCCTTGATTCAATGCGTATACCGTTTGATAGTTGTATTGCATTCTGCTGGGTATTTGCAGAGCCACTTGAAAGCTTTCCGTTAACAAACTCTTCTGTTGCAACTTTAAGGTTTCTATCCCCAACGGTAATATCGCCTTTAAACCAAGCACCACCATTCCAATCTAATGTATGAATATTCTTTCTATCAGTATCAGATGTGCCACCGCCCACAATATGAGCCATATATGGATGAGCCTGATTAAATTTACCTTGCACGTGTTGGTATTGCCCAGAAGCTATAGTGCCGCCACCCTCTGCGTGCGAGTAGTGACCTTCGGCAACTGTGGAGGAACCTTCTGCGTGTGACCTCATACCATTTGCTTGAGTAAGGAATCCCTCACTATGCGAGCAAGCACCATTAGCTTGTGTGTTTTGACCTTCTGCGTGTGAAGCACTACCCCTTGCAACCGTTCCGAAACCTTCAGAATGGGCATAAGTAGCATTTGCATCAGTAGAAGTATTTCGCCCTTCTGTATGTGAGCAAGCACCATTAGCTGTTGTGGTCTGTCCCTCTGCGTGTGCATAACTACCTAGTGCCTGAGAGCCAAATCCCTCTGCGTGTGAATAGTCATTTGCTACACAACTCTGTCCTTCAGAATGAGAAGCATTACCATTAGCAGAGCAATTAAATCCTTCTGCGTGAGAATAACTACCATTAGCTTTGCTCTGTTGTCCCTCTGCGTGAGAGGATTGTCCTGATGCAGATGTTTTATATCCCTCTGCGTGTGAGCGTTCTCCGTCAGCAACACTTTCTTGTCCCTCTGCGTGAGAGTAAGTTCCATTTGCAAAGGTATTTCTACCCTCTGCGTGTGCTCCGAGTCCATTAGCAGTAGTTACAGTACCCTCTGCGTGTGAGTTAATTCCATTTGCAACAGTATATTGTCCTTCGGTATATGAATTATCACCTAGAGCAGTAGTTCCATAGCCACTTGCGTGTGAATAATTTCCAGATGCAGTCGAATAATACCCCTCTGCGTGTGCTCCGTGTCCTAGAGCTTTAGTTACCTTGCCCTCTGAGTGCGAAGCATTACCCTCTGCTCTTGTTTGCTCTCCTTCTGCGTGTGCACAATAAAAAGCAGTAGTATTTCCACCTTCTGCGTGTGCATAGTGTCCCACAGCTCTTGTTCCCTCACCCTCTGCGTGAGATGCTTTGCCTAAAGCCATAGTACCGTTACCCTCTGCGTGAGTGTAATTACTGAAGTTATTGTAACCAAGCGAAGGCTTAAAAGAATTGGTAGCTGAGTAATCGTTGACTGAAGTATTTTCCGTTACATTAATCTCAGATGAATTAAACGGTAACTTATCGACTGTAATAACATTCTTGTCTATCTTTGTGATAATAGAGCAATCGTGATACCTAATAGTGTAATAAACACTAATTGTGTCCCCGACTTTCCACGCAATATCAAATGGCTCTGAAGCCTTTCCCTGTTCCTTACTTAATGTAATTACACAAGAGCCATATGTATTTGTAGAATTTCCGTTTTCATCAAGAAGCTCTTCACCAATAACAATGCTAGAATAGTAATAACCTTTTGTACCAGCCGTAGTTTGTCTTCCGCTTGCGAGACTATAATCCCCGTAAGCCTTATTGCCTTCATAATCATTAAGAACTACTTCACTCTCACAACCTTCACCATCAGGGTCTACCCATACATCTGCATCATCGGGAGGATTATCGCCTACGTATACTGTTGAGCCAGCTTGTGCTTTTATCATCGTGTCATAGAAAGCTCCTGTTTCACTATCCCAAGCAAACCAATTACCATTAAGACCGATATACGATGTCTTACCGACTGCTTCTACCGCTTTGTCACTAGCTGATTTAGCCTTTCCCATCGCCTCTAATGAAGCTTGCATATATTCGTGAACGTTTAGTTCGCTAGCTTTGGCTTCTCCTGCTGAAACGATTGCATTTCTTTCCGCTCTAGTCGCATCTTTAATTGTGTCGATAATACCGTCAATCTGTTCCTGAAACTGTTCCCATATCTCAGGCATCGGGTCTGTCGGCTCTCCTGCGTTATCTGTGTCGGGAGAGTCTTTGACATAAAGCTTGTCCTCTACGCTTCTTTTCCTTTTTCCGTCTGAGTACCCATCTATAATGAAGGTAATCTCTCCTGCAAGGGTTAGTGCTTCTTTAGGGATAGGTGTAAGGTATGTCAATGTATCTTTTGTAATATCTTCTATCAAGTCGACTGTTTCAACTCTTTTGACAGGATTCTTACCTTGTGCATCAAAGAAGGTTACTGTCTTTGCGTAGGGCTTCCATCCTTCATCAAAGGTAATTCTGAGTATGGTTACGTTAGCTTCGCCTCTGACACCAGCATTTTTACTGTCCTTGCTAACGTGATTACCGCCGACTTTAACATTTATAATTCCATCCATCTAACCACTCCTTTCTTACTCGCTCGTTAGTTGAGCTTTTATTTCGTCTAGCTGTGCTTGTAGGCTCCCTACCATTGCATAGAGTGCTGAGAAATCACCCACACCGCATAATCTTTCGTTTCCGTTTGATGTACCGATATACAAGGCTTTCTCATCTGAGCAATATCCCATCTCGCTACCAAGCTCTTTGTTATATCGAAGTGTAGGCATTTTCTCTCTGTCGCCCTTTGCACCGCTTCTTATATAAATTGCATCATCCATATAAATGCTCCTTAATACGAAAATAGGGGAAACCGATTAAAGTTCCCCCTATGCCGTGTCATAGAATTTTTAATTTCGCGGAGTATTTAGTTAAAACTTCGCATTTGCAAATTCTGCCTGCTTCTTCTCCATAAGCATATTTGTTTCAAAGTCCTGTGCAAGAGATTTCTCAAGTACATCAGCGAACTTACGTTTAATCATCACTTCAATGCCTCGCTGAATTTGACAAGTCTCGCCGTTTACACCAACAAACACATCATCTTTGTACTTGTTGTTGTCTTTGAACAGCCTAACGGGAACAAGCTCATTCCAATATGCCTCACGTTCTGCGTTAGCCTTCTTCTGCTCTTCTGTAAGCTCACCACTAGCGGAAGCCTTTGCTTCAGCTAAGATTTTTTCAGCTTCCTCTTTAGCCTTTTTGGCTTCTGCAAGCATTTCTTCTACTTGCTTCTGAACTTCCGCAAGGTTAATGGAATCTTTCTTGTCGTTTGCCATTGTTAGTTACTCCTTTCATACTCCGCTTAATACGAAGTTTAGTTAGCTATTGCTTTATCGCTGAATGTAGACTTAGACTCGATACGAACCATATAGTTTTCTACAAGTCTTTCAGCAGTCTTTGTAGCCTTCCAACCAGCAGTAGCTCTCTGATTAAGAGCATCGGCTGTACCAGCACTACCAAGCTGTTTAACGATATGCTCAAGACCGCCGCCTGTAATCTCGGTTACGCCGTAAGCATTGTCACCAAGAATAAGTGTTGAGTAAACTCCACCTTCAAAAATCTTAGCTTCGGTTGTTTCAACGAAACGTGTGCCGAAGAGCTTACCGATTTCACCTTCGTACATATCGTCAGGGTCGGAATATGTCTTAACATCTTTCCAAAGAGGATCGTTTGTAAGGTCGTAAGCAATATCGGGATGGATGATTGCTACCCAAGAGCCACTAATCTGCTCTGCGTTCTGAGTCTTAAGCATACGTACTGCTTTCTTAATATCTTCAACTGTGAGAAGAGATGAAGCATCAAGGTCGCTTCTACCGCTCTTGCCACCAGCAAAGATAACATTTGTACCGCCGTTAAGCACTTCTCTTGTAATAGTGTCAAGTGTAGCACCAGCCTGAGCACCGAGAAGCTTTGTAGCTTGTACAAGGTTGTTATCGATAGCTGTAAGAAGAAGCATATCGGAAAGAGTGATATATCCACCGTACTGAGCAACTGTTGCTTCGATGGTTGACATATTAAGGCTCTGTCCGTCAGGAGTAACGCCTTCCTGAAGAGGTGTAGTCAACTTAGGAAGCGGACTATACTTACGGAACTCGATAGTCTTACCGCCATTCTTGGGAATGGGATGCTTCTGACCGAACTGGTCGTGTACCAGCTTGGGCTGTGCGTTATCAATAAGATAATCGCTGTAGTAGGTTTTCATATCATCTGTAAGTCCTGCAGATGAAGTCAGGTTAGTGTTGAGTTCAGCAAAAAGCTGAAGGTTGTACTTAATTTTTTCCATTATGTTTTTCTCCCTTCTAAATTCGGGGAGCATTAAAATACGATTTTTTCTCCCCGTTGTACTCTTCGTGCGATCTCTGCACGTTCTTTACGTGTAAGAGATGACACATCATTTTTTACGATGACAGCACTTTTAGAAGATGTACCATTCTCGGAAGGTCGGGAAGCCTTTTGTTTGATTCTTGCCTGTGCCTGTGCATCCGCAGTCTGTGCGGCTACTCTTGCGGCATTCTGTGTAAGCTCATCGAAATGAAGCACTTTGTATGCGTGTTCTACTGTATTACCGCTTTTCAATAGCTTAATGAACTCAGGGTTTTGTACTTCCGTCTTAAAATCAAAGGAAGGATAAAGCTCTTTTACCTTATCTGCACTCCTGTACCATTCATCAAGCTGTTGCTGGAACTGTTGCTGACCGATTTGTCTTTGGCGTATAGCTCTAAGCTCCTCGTTCTCTCGCTCAAGTTTCTGCATTGCGTGATACTGTTCTACCGTCATACCGTGTTCTTCGGCTACCGCTTCCCAATACTCGGTATCTTCTGTAAGGGCAGTTTTAAGCTGTGCAACATCATCTGTGCCATATTTGCCTCTAAGCATATCTGCAAGCTCTTTGTATGATGCAAGCTCTGCTTCCATACCCTTTACTTCCTTGAAACGTCTGTTGAAAGACTCCTGATACCTTTTTTGGTCGATGTCTTTATACTCTTTGATAAAGTCATCGTAAGCCTTCTGACGTTCTTCAAGTGTGTTTGATGTAGTTGATACATCTGTTTTTCCTGCACCCGTAGGATTGCCTTCGGTGTCAAGGCTTGTAGCTCCGTCTGAGGTTGTACCTTCCTGCTTGCCGAATACTACGTTATCAAATTCACCCGATTTTGAGCGGCGACTGCCTCCGCTCGGTAAGTTATCAGCCTTTGGTGCGTTCTCAGCAGAAGTAGAAGCTTCAGCTCCCGTTGCTCCGCCATCATTAAACAACTGTAAATCTACTGCGAACATTGTTTTTACTACTTTAGACATATAAAATGCCCCTTTCTCAAGGTCTTTTCCCTAGAGTCAATCGGCTGGTCCGATAATATCTATTTGAATGTGGTCGGGGTAGACATCTGCTATCTGCCCCAAACCAAGCGAAACCATTTGAAATAGTGCGGCTATATCTTCGCCGCCTTCACAGGAGATAATAACCTCTCCTTCTTTTGGTGATACACTTATGCAATTTGCTTTGTAGCTGTTTTCCTCAATCCACCCTATAAGGGCTTGTACTAAGGAAGATATACCAGCACATACAATATCCTTGCCATACTCGTCATAATTGGCGTGTCCTAGCACGACTAATGTATGTGTGTTGTCCTCGACTGTATACTTTGCATTAACCATTGTTCATATCAGGTTTAGCTCTGTTTGCTAACCTTGCTCCGTAATTAGTCATTCCTGCTTCTTGTGCATCCTTCTGTGCTTGACCCATTCCACCACCACTAGGAGCGTTTGGAACAGGCATTGCCATTCCCTCAGGAGTGGTGATACCCATAGCACTCTTAAGAAGTGCAAGCTCTTGCATAAGCTGATTTACCATATTGGTAAGTGTCTGTCCTTGCTGTACCTTGTCCTTAACCATCTCGATACCATCGAAATCCATCATATCAAGCAATGTCATTGACTGTTCTGCTAACTCAGGATTGAATACTCCCAAGCCATACAATTCCTTTGCCAATTCATTCTGTGCCATCTTCGAGTACGGGCTTCTCTTCTGAGGCTTAATAACGATGTCGTATACAGGCTTCTTATATAGCTCAATATAACCTTCCTCAAGCTCTTGTCCTTCGTATGCAGGGGGAATAGCCTCTCCTTGCATCATCTTATTGTTGAACTCGATAAACTCATATTTACCCGTTTCGCCTGTAATACGGAATGACCTTGTTTCGTCATAGAACTGTCGCATCAATTCAATAGCAAGGTAACACTCTCTTCTATATGAGCGATACGATGCCGAAATCATATCTCGACTTTGTTTGTTTCCAGCCTCCTGTAAAGCTGAAATTGCGGCACCTGAAGTCACTCCCGATGCTGTTGATCCCTGCGAGAAGTCACGGTTAGATGATGTTTCCTTAAGCTCGTCTATCTTCATCTGAAGGATATTCTGAGCCGCACCACCTACTTGCTGTACATCAATCTGCTGGAGTCGTTCTTCGTTTATATCTCCCTCAACGTGTACTATAGGCTTGGACCAATCAAGGAACTCATCCTCATTAATGCCGACATTCTTCTTTGCAAAAAATCTAGGTTTGCTCGACATCATTGCATTTTCAAGCATTACTTGCTGAAGCTTGTCGATGTACATCTGTGGCGACTTCATAATAGCTATGTATCCAAAGCCTACAGGAGTGCCTTCTTCGGGGAAAAGCACATCGAACTCTACAGGATATTGCCCGTGATTATAAAAGCCGTTCTCGGCGTACTCAGGCTCGTTCTCGGATGCGAATAATATCTCACTACCTACGAACTTACAGAAATGCAGTACATTCTTGCCTGATGAGTTGCGTTTCTTGTAATACCAATCAACTACAACTGACTTATTCGATACATCGACTGTATCATCATATACATACTCTTTGACATCGATTACCTTACCGCCGACTTTACCCTTCAACTGAGGGTATTCAAGCTCAAGTAAGTCGTTATCCCTGAGTGAGACGATGAACAAGTCTCTGCTCGATTGTATATTTGTAATGCCAGCTTCCCAAAAGATATTGAGAATATCGATGAACTGTGTATCAATATCCCCTAGACCTTCCTCAAGCTCGGTGTTCCAAAAGACACCTTTAGCTACTACACCGTGTTTAATCTTGTACCAAGCCGCATCTGAGTATGTTTCCTCATAATTGTTTCGCTCGTATATAACGGGAAGGATGGAAGAGAGTATTTTTGCTGATGCTTCATCCCCCTTCTCTCTCGGCAGTACGTTAGGCTCAGGATAGTTATCCATCATATCTGCGTGCTTTGCTGAGAGTGAGTTAAACAACCAAGCTGATGCTGGCTGTGGTCGGTCTGTGCTTTCGCCTTTATTGATTACATCCCAATGACGGAGCTTCCACCATTGTTCTTCCTCAACGATTCGCTCTTCAAGGCTCTTCTTTCCGTCTTTATATTTCTTAAGGGTATTTGCCGCCTTTTCTATAGCTTTCTTATCGATTACTTGCTGTCCTTCTGTAACCTGATTCACTACAGTTTCGGGCTGTTCCCTACCCATAAGCTTCTGTGCCGCCATCGGAAGATAATCAAGTATTGTCTTGCCTTTGGCATTAGGTTGCATATCCAATCTGTATCACCTCTTTAATACTTGCGATAGAAGTCGTATCTATCTACTTTAAACTCATCGCTATCAAGCGGATTGTATACTGCTGGCTTTCGTTCCTCTACCTTGATAGGCTTCATAGGATTAGCCATACATAAATATCTTGTTTCGTCTGCAATATGATCCTCAAGCTTTGTGTCTATATCTTCGGGCTTGTGTTCGTCATACATCAGAGTCGGTATCGTGCGAATAAATGCCTTGCAGTTAGAGAATATATACATCATCGGTATGCCGTTCTCATCGAACTGTAGCCTATAATGCATCTGCATCCATCCTGCGAGTCGTTTGTGGTCGCCCTTATCGAAGTACACCCCGTACTTTTCGCCCGTTTCCGCTATGCTTATACCGTGTGACTTATCCCATATAGCAGGGTCTGCCACTCCGCTAATGTATTTATCCTTCAGCCATTCGTGTGTTTGCTCCGTTTCAGCTATGGTCTTGAATATCTCATCGGGAGACCATCTTACACCGACATCAGCTTCATTCTTAACGCATCCATATAGCTCTAATATTCGGTATATCCTACCGTCATAGTCTACAGCCCACCACGCACACGAAAATGGCTTACTATAGCCAAAGTCAAAGCTACGCCATATCTTCCACTCCTTCGGGGGAGTAAACGGATTAATAACGTGCGTATATCGCCTATCCTCATAGTGTGTGGAGTCGTTGCGGAACTCTTCAAATACTTGCCCTTCGTAAACATCCCAGCATCCATCGAGATGTGCCTTACGTTTATGTTCGGGAAGAGCTTTCAATGTTTCTATGTACTCAGGGTTTGCATCCATAAGCACCTTATTGTCATATACTGTTGCTTGAATGAACACATAGTCTTCGGGATTCTCGTTTTCCTTGAAGTTTCGGTCTATGAATATCCTCTTAATGTATTCGTGTCCTACACCGCCTGGATTCATCGTATAATAGCATCTAGGTTTGAAGTCTTTCCTTGTAGTACGCAACGATGTACGGATAAAGGTAATCCACTCTTCGGGAAACTGTGTAGCTTCCTCAAATATGATGCAGTCAAACTCTTGTCCTTGATATTGAAGTAAGTCACCCTCGTTGTCGCAATATCCCATCAAGAAACGACTACCATTAGGAAATAGGAATGCTCTCTGGTCTGAGTTGTACTTCGCATATCCGTATAATTCACTCATCAATGGTATGATGTGGTTGTTTCGTAGCTCAGGCATCGTTCTACGCAAGAGCAACACTTTAAGCCCATCATAATTGATGCAGAGCATTGTCCCCTTACGTCTACCAGCCCACGACTTGCCACCACCACGAGAGCCACCATATCCGATGTTTGCCGCATTCGCCTTGAAAAACTCTATCTGTTTTGGGTTTGGGACTTCTTCTCTTAAATGCTGAAAGATTAAAGCTTCGTTTACTTCGCCCATTCGCCAAGATCGCCCTCAAACTTAACAACTGTTGTTCCCGTATTGTTTACTTCACCATCCAGAGTCACTTGTTGTGCCGACTTTCCGTAGTACATCTCTGCAAACCATTTCTCTATATCAGCTTTAACCTTTACAGGGGTATTCTCAGCATCGGCTATCTCCCTTAATCTATCGGGAGCTTGCCTTGCATACTCTTTTAACTCAGGAGGCAGAGCTGGTCTTCCTTTTGGATTGCCACTATGTCCCTTTGCAAACTGTCCTGTTTTTGTCCTGTTAGCAGTCATATCTCTGCTCCTTTCCTTTGGCTGTGACTAATAGATTCGAACTACTACCGCAAGAGTCAAAGTCTTGTGTGCTAACCATTACACCAAGTCACAATGTTAGGAGGGGGCTTCTAAAACTTCTATTGGCGTAGAAGAAACTCTGCCCCTACGTTTTTGTTTACGAAGGATTATAATTATGAAAAAGAAACAAATGTGGTGCATTCCACCGATAACACCATATCACAAATAAAACGAAAAATTCCCCTTAAAAGTGGAGGTTGGAAAGTTTTCAAAGAATCTGTAACATTTAAACAAAAAAGACATCCGATAATGGATGTCTTTCTTTCATTCTCTGCCTATGAGATAATCTACCGTTACCTCAAGATATTCTGCTATTGCTACGAGTGCGTGTAGAGTCGGCTCTGCTTCGCCTCGTTCATATCGTCTGACTGCATCCGAGTGCAAGCCGCACACTTCAGATAGGGCTTTCCTGCTAACTCTCTTTTTCTCTCTTAGCCATTGTAACCTTTCTCTAAACTCCACCGCATTGCCCCCTTAGTCGGAAACCTCGCACCAAAGGTTAAAGCCTTCCTCTGCTGGCATAGCTCTTGCTTCATACTTATTAAGAGCCTCCGTTACTTCAGCAGATGTAATCGTAATAGGTTTGTCCTCTGTAGCTTCCAGCTTCTTCAGAAGGATAGATATATACGCACTATGCATCTGAGCAAGCTGTACATATCCTTTTACCTCTTCTCTTGCATCTGTTACCATCTTCAGTAGTCTTTCTTTCTGTGCCTTTGCCTTAATTAACTTCTGCTTTTTCTTCATCTTCAATACTCCTTCCAGCTTCATATTCTCTGTATATGGTCATAAAATCATCCAATGTCATAGTAACCAATATCTCGGCATAATTCTTCTTATGGAACACGGCAGGGATAACATTTTTACCGCTTGCTTTTGCATCCCTCTTCGCTTGAGCCATCCAATCATAGAGTTGCATTTTTTCTTGGTGCTTTGCTTCTATATGTATTCCGTTAAGCCCTACCACATCAGATGCATCTCCTGTACTGCCACAGTATTGTGCTGTTCTTCGTGATCCTTCGTAACCATACTCCCGAAACTTCGATGCAAGCTCTCTTTCAAACCTAGCACCTTTATCCTTTGATTTTATCTTTGCCATTAGCACCCTTCCTTTCTTTGCGATTTTATTGGATATTATCAACATTTTGGACTAACACGTCTACTATATGGAATTGCTGAATTTTTCTCATCGCAATACAATTTAGATATTCTCTCCAGTTGAATGTGGTTAAAATCCTAATAATATCTTCTCTCTTCTCTTCGTTGTTTATCTTAATTTTATACTCAGCCGAGTAATGCTCGTCCTCTTTAAGAATTTTGCCTGCTGTTCCATCACCCCAATAGCACATACGAATATCATAATCTTTGTCCTTATACCCTACGCTATCTTGCCGATAAATTGTTATATCATTAAGTTTTGATACGGGTTTCTTGTTATGTTCTCCGCTCTCAGGTCGTTTGTATATGTTAAAACAACAATGCAAATCTCTGTCGGTATAACGATGTACACCCAAATCTTCGCTATATATTAAATCAAATTCATACATCGACCTTGTATTATTTAACTGACTTATGGGTAAAATAAAAGCTATATAATCCGCAATTTCTACTGACTTCTTAAAGAACTTCTGAGCCTTATTCAAACATCTACCGTATGGTGGATTTCCTATAACTAACCTACCCCACAAGTATTTGACATCTGTAGTTAGGTAATCCTCTTTAAATATGTAGGTGGTGTCTGACTCACATTCTGGCTCTATATCAAAAGCAAAATGGGGACATTTGTCTGTATGGTGCAAAAAGCTACCATCTCCCACGCTCGGCTCTATAATTTCAGATATGTTGTCCTCACCTATAATACTTAAAACCTTATCCCAACAATAATTTGCAAGGGGTATCGGTGTATAATACTTATCGTTATGTATTTTCACCCCTGCACACCGCCTTTCCTTTTTGCATTAGTCATAACCGAATCGCAACCTTCGCATATTTCTTTTTTTACAAAAGAATGTTTTCCGCAACAAGAACAAGTCCAACCATTTCTATACTTCGAATCTTTAAGCGGATAATAAGGCTCCCATATTGGCGGTTTGCTTTTATCAAGTTTGCACATACTTAATACCCTTGCCAAAACTTCAGGAGCTGTTTCATATTCAGCCATCACTTCTTACCTCTTTTCTTCTTTGCTCTCCGTCTTTTGCTTTTAATCTGTTGTGACCTTTTGGGAATGTAGACTGCGTTTGAATATGATTCCTTCAAAAACCCTATGCGGGAATAAGGCTCTAATGTAAACATTACTCTGCACCGCCTTTCACACAATACTTGAATGCTTCAACTTGCCCTGAAAGGAAATGTTTTTCTTTTTCAAGTTCATCAATTCTTGCCTTTAATTGTTCTTTTTCAAGTTCCACCTTGTTGCATCGTTCAACAAGGCATTCAAACTCTGCTCTTAAGCATTCGTTATCTTTTCTCAATACTTCGCAAAGTCTTTCATAATTAGGCTCTGCCAAATGTAAATCTTTCGGATTCACCCCTGCACACCTTCTTTCAGCTTCGCTTCTGCTTCTTCTTTGGTGAGGAATACTGTTTTGCCGAACTCCTTAAACTGAACACTAAACGAACAATCAAATTTACCATTTACATATCTTATAAGGTGTACATCGATGGCATTTTCATCCTCAACATACCAAATTCCAACAACTTTACATTCGTAAGGTTTTTTCACTCGTTTATCATTTACAACTTTATACACAGTCTGCCCCACCTTACAAGGTGGAACAATCACACCGTTTGCAAGAAGGTAGTCGGCTCTTTTTTCACACCCACAAGTATAACAATCTATGTTTTCACATATAGGGGTATAACAACCCTTTGAGTTTTTGTGTTGTCTGTTTAATATGTCAAGTTGTTTTATCAACTCCACCAATCTCTCACGTTGTTTATTCATTCGGTATCACTCCAATCTACTTCTTCGTCCATATTGTCAATGTGATAATATCCTGTAAAATCAATAGCCTGTAAGCAAGTAGAACAACCCTTTAAATCCTTGTGTATCCCACCGCCCCTTTCTACGTCCTTTTCGTATGTTGCTACAATAAATCTTCCGCAATTCGGACACAAAAATTCTATTAATCTTCCATACTTCACAGGGGTAACATCTTCTTTGTGGTATTTAAGAATAGGCTTTTTCGGTATCTGCTTTTTCAACGCATTAACAATAGCTGTTTCATCAAGGACTATAACTGTATCAAGGCTGTTATCTTTTATTATTTGTTTGATTTCTCCTAAAATAGCATTGTCCAATCTTTTCTTGCGTTCAACACTTAAATGCTCAACAATTTCGTGGATATAAGGAAATTCACTCATTCTCCCACCTCCGTCATTTCGTCTACAAGAGCTTGCAACCTCTCAATCTCTGCCTGTGCATTGTCATAGTGCATCTTATACGATTCACAAGCACCTCTCAAACCAACTAACTCGACATTGAGCTTTTCAATCTCTGCATCTTTGCGATTGATTAGGTCAAGGGCATCTTCGGCAAGCATTTGGCTACAAGGTCTGCTCAAAAGTTGCCTTTCTTCTGTGGCATTAGGGCAATCATTCCAACATTGTCTTTTAATATGACACTCCAAAGCCTTTATAATCTCGTTATCTGTCATTTTCCCATAGCCTCCCTACATTCGTTCTGCATCGGGCAAGAATCACAACAACACTCTTGCTCCTTATATTTAAGTGATACACAATCAGTAATACATTCGCATATGATTACCGCTACCACTATTGTTGCTATTGCAATCCACTTCATATAGCACCCTCTTCTTTCTTTTTCCTTCCTCGTTTCTTATATCCGAACTCCTTCGGAAGTGTATTATTCTTCGCCATTATCTGTGATTCCTTATAGGTAAGCCCAAACTTATCAAGCTCCAAAGTTAAATCCCACCAAGACATTGAAGCCCATCGTTGCGATGCAGGAGAGAGCTTTTCAATCTGTTTTGGTTTTGGTTTAGGTGCTTCGACTCCTGTATTCTTTTGATAACCGTATAATCTAGGACCTCTTTTTTTCTTTCTTTTTAGCTGATCTTTTCTGTTATGCTTTGATGAACAGCTTTTGCAACAAAACCTTTGCTTTTCGCTATGAGGGAAAAACTCTTTACCGCACTCTTCGCATATCTTCGGCTTTCCTGTAAGAGTGGATTTATTATAGGCTTCCTTCTTTTTTTCGTTGATAACTTTTATCCTGCAATCATCAGAACAATATTTTTCCCTACCGTGTTGTTGTATGTATTCTCTTCCGCAACATTGACAGATGCTTTTTTTCTCTTGGCTTCTGCATCCGTATACTTGGCACAACCTACTGCAATACTTGCTTCGTTGCTGTTTCGGCTCAAACTCCTTACCGCAGTATTCACATATCTTCATATCGACACCACCTTTTCTAGCTCACAAAGGAAAGCAATATTACAAGCTAAATGCTTTAAATGTTTTATACCGCTTTCTTCGTCTATCCCCTGTGGCTCGTCAAGGTATGCCATAAAGTGCCTGAATGCCGCATCCCTATATCGTTGTACCTCAACCTCTTTCCACGATTCCTCTTTGCCGTATTTCTTCAGCCCGTAACCTCTGACTTCGGCTATGTCAAATATAATCTGCCGAGGCACTAAAGTGAGTTGTGGTTTTCCTGCATCCGCTTTGATTGTCTGATTCATAACTACACCTCACTTTAGAAAGGGAGATCATCATCAGTTCCCATTGGTGTAATGTCAGGCTCATTAGGAACTGTCTCGCTTGCATCCTTCTTGCTCTCACCAAAGTAAATATTGCTTACATTAACCTCTGTTGCTTGTCTCTTTTTCCCGTCTGCATCGTCCCAAGAGCGTGTTTCAATTCTGCCCTCGATTATCGCCATACTACCCTTACGGAAATACTTACTGATAAATTCTGCTGTGCCTTTCCAAGCAACGCAGTTTATGAAGTCGGTTTCCCTTTCTCCGTTCTGCCCTTTGAAATCTCTGTCGCAAGCTACCGAAAAGCTTACAACACTTGTTCCTGCCTGTGTGCTTTTAAGTTCAGGATCTCTTGTGAATCTTCCGCAAATAAAACTTTTGTTTAACATCTTTCTTTACTCCTTTTCATTTCTCATCTACTATAATTGTTCCTGTGGTGTAATAAATAATGTGTCGTTTTCCCTTATCATCATCAAACAAAATATAAGGTGTTCCGTTTGAGTTTGATGTCTCAATATCGAATTTGCCCTCATATTGTTCAATAAGCTCTCCCGAAACATCATAAACCTTTACTACTCTTTCTATTCCGTCACCAAAATTTGATTTCTGGTCTTTCAATGCCCGTTTCCCCGTTTCTGTGTTCATATACACAATCGGGCTTATTATTAATGCCGCCGCAATTATTAACGCAAGGATTAAAGTCACTACACCTTCGCCAGTCTCACCACCACCAAAGAAAGCCATAGCCATTGCTACACCTATGATTAAAACCACCACACCTACAATGATTAAAATTATTGCTCCTATTGTCATTTTTACTACTCCTTTATAAATAATTTTTTCCGAATATCTTTATCCAATCTTCCACACTCCAGCCATAATGCTCCATCGCCTTACGCTGTGCCATCTGCTTAATCTGTAAATCAAGCTTCTTGTCAAAATGCACTCCGTAGCTGGATAGATTATGCCAATCGGCACGAAGGTATATCTTAAGCCCGTACTTTTCGCTTAACTTCCTTTGCCCTCTGCCGTATATACAATGGTGTTCGTGAAGATTATATGTACTGCCTGTTATGTAGCAGACCTTATCGGTCTGTAGTATACTATCCATTGTTACCGCTCCATTCTTCCAATAGCAAACTCTTTTCTCGCTCTGATATAACCTCAATGCCGAGAGTTTTTGCTTCGTCAATGATACCGTCAATCAGGATGCTCATTTCCCTTGTGTCGTACTCTGAAGAGCCTTTATACACTCTGTAATGAGTAAACTCTTTCCCGTTCACCGTACCTTTGCCAAACTCGTCGTAGTATTTGAAATAGCCTTTAACATCTACACTTGATAACACCGAAACAACATCGCTCTGTCCGTACCGCTTCAGCATATCTACATAGATGCTTTCCTTGTCTGTCCTCAATACATTAGCTATCTCTGTGCAAATTACCCAGCAGAGAGCATTGGCATCTGTTGACCGCTTCTTGCGTTTTCGCTCTATCTCATAGTTGCCAGCTTTGAAGTTATAAACAAACCGCCTTATTTCCCCGTAGTCGGGGGATTTAAGTATTAACTCATCCCCCGATACTCTTACTTCTGTTATGTTCATATAAAGTACCTCGCATAAGTCACGGTATCTCCGTATCTGTTCTTTTTCTTTTCCGTTCTCTTGGTTACGTTGTAGCCCATCTTCTTAATGTCGCACATTCGGGATGCCAATCTCATACACCCAAATTGCTCCAATGCATCAAGCTGAGTTATACTCCCGTTGTCCTCGATGTACTGCAAGATTCGCTCGCATTGAGTTAGCTTCTCTGCCATACAATCACCCTCGTTTTTGTGGTAGTGTTTTTGATTGCCAGAGCATTGATTTTTTTGTCCTCAATGATAATCTTTTCTACCTCAAATTTATCGTTGCAAGTGTATATCTTTTTCCCGTCTTTGGTAAATTCGTTGATATTACAATCCTCAGCCTTTACCCACAGAAACGGGCTTGTATAAAGTTCTCTTCCGATTCCCCAAGCAAATCCGCTTCGCTTACGGGCATCTGATGCATTACCCTTCTCAGCTTCTGTGTTACTCTCAACTCCTGCATCATCTTTCCACACCCATCGGTCAATCAGTTCGGGCTTTGCGTAATTGGTGTTGATACCAAGAGAGCAGAACAGAATGCCTTTATGCTCATAGAATCTGTTTTGCCAATTATCTGCACCGACTGTTTCGTCAAGGATGCTCATATCTACTCTGGCATTTTTATAGAGCAGTAATATAATCCCGTTGCTCTTTACACTCTGCACTCTGACTTCTATATCCTCTGCCGTTAAATCTCTAAACTCAATCATCTTTCTTTCCCTTTCTTTTTATTTCTCCGCACTCGTCTACTCTGTGAAACTCATTCGCTTTTTTTACTATTGATTTCACCATACAAAGCTTTTTCATTTCAGCACTTGTATTTTTGCTATACTGTACATTCCTTACAAGGTGATAAAGAAGCTGTGTAGCCTGTTTATCGTCTATGTGTACATCTAGCCCACCGCACCAAAGGGGAAAAGCGGAATAGTCTAGGTCTGCACCGCTAAGGTTTGCATCGCTAAGGTTTGCATCGCTAAGGTCTGCATAGCTAAGGTTTGCACCTCTAAGGTTTGCATCGCTAAGGTTTGCACCTCTAAGGTTTGCACCTCTAAGGTTTGCATCGCTAAGGTTTGCACCTCTAAGGTTTGCACCTCTAAGGTCTGCATAGCTAAGGTCTGCACGTTCGCCCTGTTCTCCGCATGTCTGTACCCATAATTTGTGATTGTCAAGTATCTTGTTTAATTCATCCTTATTCATCATCTTCAATCCTTTCTAATGGACATCGTGTTCCGACATATCTATCTGGGAAGTTTACAATCTCTTGATTAAGTCCACATCTCTGTGCATTCCTCAAGTAAAACGGACAATGCTTACAAGCTATTTCCGCATTTCCTTTGAAGTCAACAGGGAAGCCTACTTCTACTACTGCTCTAGCCATAACATACCTTGCGACCCCATTATCGAAGTTAGCCACTAGCAATCGCTCCCTTCTACAATCTCAAACTTCTCAAGAAGACAATCTGCACAAAGCTCTTTGTCCTCGTATTCGTACAATGTTTCCTCAGAGCCACATTTATCGCAGTAATACCTTGTCACCCTGAAGTGAGGACAAGCCTCTCCCATACAAGGGAAACCGCAGTCAACACATTCACTCTCTGTTCTCTGCATTCTCTTTTTCCTCTCTATCTTCAACAAACAATGCCGTTCCTTCTCTATCCTGAAGCTCTCTGATAATTTCAAGCTTAAACTCATTGCTCATCCAGTTATCTTTCATTACCGCAAGCTGTGCCAGTCTGTAAATTTCACTCTTTTTCATAATTTTAATTCCTTTCTAATTGACAAATTTTAGATTGTGTGATAAAATTCACAAAGGTTTATATTTTTTCTTTGGGCTACTTCCTTGCGAAGTGGCTCTTTTTTTATGCCTCGTGTTCTTGCTTGTACTTCCTCTTTGCATCATCGTAGCCAATGGTCCAGCCTACAAACATACAAGCAAAGCACATCAGCACCATTGCCACTACAAAGCAAAACATATCTACCATTCTTACTCACTCCTTTCTATTAGTTTTACATTACCCTTCGGGAGCATATCCCTGATTGAAGGCTCTGACTTACCGAATTTATATCGCTCTGTTGCCTTGTATATCCGCTTGTATGTAGCAAGCTCTTCATCAGATAAATTCTTCCGTCTGCTATGCCTTTCAATCTGTTCGTATGCTTCCCAATGTAGTGCTTCAATCTTTTTCTTAACCTCTGATACCGTAGGGGGAAATTCTTTTCCGCTTGCCACTTTATTAAGTGCCATTAACACTATATCCGCAGGATCATTTGCAAATTGTAATGCCCAAAAACTAACAATCCCCTGTGCATCCTCTTTGGTTAAGTTCTTGTAGTGATTAGGAAAGCCTGCCTTTAAGATAGCAAGCACTTGTAATGCTTCTTTCTTATTCATCGTATTCACCACTCTTAAGCATTTCTAAAAAGATGTTGTCTGACTTTGGCTCTTTGGGTTTGTCATATCCGTTCCTCTCCCAAGTCCTGACTGATGCTTGCCAATCCTGCATCTTTGTCCTGCCTACCATCCATCCGTTAGATGTGTAATGGTTTATAAACTTTTCTGCATCTACATTATTGTTGCGTTCTCTACAATAGGCTTGTACTTCTTCAAGGGATGGGGGAATGAATCGTTTGCGTGTGGGCTTATCATCAATACTTGATGTATCAGTAATTGATATATCAGTATTTGATTTATTAGTTTCTTTATATAGTGGGTAGTTTTCTAACGGTTGAATTTCTAGAGGTTGAATTTCTACCCCTTGAATTTCTACCTCTTGTTTTTCGGTAGGTTGTTCAAATATGTTGTAGATATATTCGTATCTGCCACCATTCTCTTTGGTCGGTTTTACCTTATCAATTCTCAAATACCCATACTGTTTTAATTCTTTGAGTGCCGTTTTTACTGCACCCTCACTTTCGATGCATATAGAAACCAAACCGCCTAGCGAATAATTCCAAGTATCGGGCAAAGATAAAATCAACGACAACAAACCTTTTGCCTTTAAACTCAACCGCTTATCCCTTAAATGAAAGTTGCTCATTACGGTATAGCCTGTTGCTTTATTCACCCTGAATACTGCCATTTCTCGTTTCTGTTCTCCTTTCTGCCGTAACCTTTACCACTACTCCGTACTTCTCGGAGAGGATGTCCGATAAGGCTTTTGTAAATAATTCAATATTCATTTTCTACTCCTTTCTATCCCATTTCTGGGATGCGTTAAGCAAAAAAAATTTCAACTTTTTCTTCCGCTTTTGTAATGTGTAAAACATTGCAGATTTTATCAACTTCATCGCAACGGAATACACCGTTATTGTTGATTTTTTTGTTTAGGACATTTACCCCAATGCCCGTCTCTTTTGCGAGCTTCCGCTGAGAATATCCCTCCAAAACCATTCGAGACAACAATAGCTTTGTGTTTACCAATATTATCACCTCACTTTTTAGCCATCCCATTTTTGGGACAAGTAGAGTCTATCATAATATTTTTTATTTGTCAACCATTTTTGGGACAAAATTTAAAAAATTTTCAATTTTGTATTGCAAATGTGGGATGTTAGGGTTATAATGGTAGCGAAAGGAGGACGACTTAATATGAAAGAAAGAGCTGGTCGCATCCATAAATTGATTGTTGAAAGTGGAAAATCTTATCAGGAGTTAGAGAAGCTTACAGGCATTAAAAAATCATCGTTACAACGTTATGCTTCAGGTGTCACGGGGAAAATTCCTCTTACTGCAATAGAGAAACTTGCATCTGCTTTTTCTGTGTCGGAAGCCTACATAATGTGGGGAGAGGAAAACAAAAAACAGTCCGCAGAAAGCGAACTGTCTATTGAAAAGAAGGAACTTATAGAGAAAGTTATGCGGATGTCTGATGAGGAACTTCAGAAACTTGACTTGCTTCTTCGGATTGTTGAATCAAAGTAAGCAAATCTCGTATCTGTTCATCAGATAGAGTGAGTATTCTTTCTATGATGTTTTCACGCATTCACTTCGCCTCCTTTTATAACGGGGCAAGGTTAGTGTAGCAAATGTTGTTATATTTGACAACACTTATCCCTTTTCCAATTTGTTCTAGCTTTATGCTGATGTCATTCTACATAATCATTTCGAGAAAGTACAGAGTAAAGTTTGATACTCAGGGGGTAAAGTACCGAAATTCAAGTGAAAACAAAGGGTTTAATTTGATACTTTTTAGTGTCAACGTTGATACAATACCGCAATATAATCGGGTTTGAGGAGGTTAAAATGAAAGCAGAAATAGTAGCAAATTATTTAAGCTCTCTTAAGAGCAAAACAGGGCTTACATATGAAGCCATTGCAGAAAAAAGTAATAGGTCGGAATCTACAGTTAAAAATTTGTGTCTCGGAAAGGCAGAAGACCCACGCATTGACACCGTTGCTCCTGTCGTATATGCGTTAGGTGGCTCTATGGATGAGATGCTTAATCCTAAGCAAAGCAAGGATGAATTAAAAGAAACTTCCGTTATAGCTCTTAAAGATACCTATGAACATCAGGCATCTTTATTTATGGAAGCAAATGAGGCACACATTGAAAACATTAGAGCACACTATCAGCAACACCACGAAGATTTGAAAGAGAATTTTGAAAGAAGGCTTGCCGACAAGAGAGAGCATATTGAGACTCTCAAGCAGGAGCTTCGTACTTCAAAAATATTCTCTTGGGTTTGTATTTTGGTATTGGTTACTCTTCTGATAGCAGAAGTAATGAATCCCAATCTTGGTTGGCTTAGGTTTTAAAAGGAGGTGATTTTATATGAATAAAATAAAGGACTCATTGGTTGGAACATTGGGCGTTATTGGGTATATTCTGTGGATTATCATAGGAGCATTAACGATGTTTACTCCACTAGCTTTCTTAGATATTCCGTTTTGGATTAGTTTGCTCATTATAATCGCCATAATTTACCTTCCCTTTATAGGTGGTATTACAAATTTCATTATTTGGGTTTTATCGTTTGTTGTCGTTGTCTCTGGACCTATTGACAGTTTTTCTATTGCGTATTTTATTATTTTTGCTATTTATTGCCTCACAGCAATTATCCCTACTGCAATATCTATAATAGGGTCAATAGTATCGATAATAGTATCGATACTAGATATAATAATAGAAACATTCAACAATAAGTCTAATAACTGAAAGGTGGTGATGCCAATGAAACATAAAAAAATGCCCTCTATGTGAAGCGAACACATAAAGGGCTGTGCAATTCCCCCATCGCATAATGGAAGGTTTTTGCCTTCCTATTTTATCAAAAAAGGAAGTGATTGTCAATGAATATTTTAAGAGCAGGATTAATGAAACGTGTATCCACCGAAGAACAAGCTAGTTTTGGTGACTCTCTACAAGCTCAAGAAGAAGCTCTCGTTGCTTACTGTGAAGCGAATAATATTAAGATAGTAAAAATATATAGTGACGAAGGTTTCTCCGCTAGAAAGCCCGTTTTGAAGCGACCAGCTATGCTAGAGCTTATTGAGGATGTAAAAGCAGGGAAATTAGATATTATTCTTTTCACCAAGCTAGACAGATGGTTTCGTAACGTAAAAGAGTATCACAAAATACAAGAGATACTTGAAAGACACAAAGTGGTATGGAAAGCGATCCTTGAAGATTATAATACCGCTACGGCAGACGGAAGGCTAAAAGTAAATATTATGCTCTCCGTTGCCGAGAATGAAGCTGACCGAACAAGCGAAAGAATAAAGTTTGTCTTTAATTCAAAGATTATGCGTAAGGAAGCTATTATCCCAGACCATTGTGTTCCATTCGGTTATAAGATAGTGCATATTGACGGAGTAAGAAAGCTTGTTAAAAACGATGAAACAAGAGAAGCTACAGAGTTTTTCTTTAAAACCGCACTTGTATCTTCTGCAAGGCAAGCTGCAATCAAAACTAATCAAGCTTTTGGATTAAACCGAACATATAAAAGCTATAACCTTATGTGCCACAATGAGATATATGCAGGAGTTTATTATGGTGTAGAAGATTACTGCGAGCCATATATAACGATGGCACAACACAAAGCCTTA